ATCGTGATGACGGGGGGTCTAGTAGACCTTACTCGTTTCTCTACGGTCAGCCATTTACCATTGCTGCGAAGTGGACCTCCAATGACGACCTTAAGCTTATCGATAAACTTCGCGAGAAGCTGATGGGTGTTAATTGGAATGCTGGCGTCGCATTTGCGGAGGCTGATGAGGCCTGCCACATGATCGGCGATATGGCTCGGAAGTTCGCTCTCTCGTTCTCCGCGGCTCGCCGCGGGGACTTCAAAAGAGTGAGTGAAATCCTTCTCGGAGGAAATTCTCCAAAAAAGTATCCTCCCGGCTTTCGAGACTACCTCTCTGGTACTGCCTCCAAGGTCCTCGAATTCCAGTTCGGTGTGCGGCCCCTTTTGGACGACGTCCATTCGGGAGCTGCCTATCTAGGCTGGGTCTTAAATTCGGTTCCTCTCGGCAGGGTAGTTGCTACTCGCCGTGTATCTGACCACTTGAGTACTGCTGTTGTGGGAAATTCTCCCAGCAGTAGCTCTTACTGTCAGACGTCGGCTCGCCTCATAGCTTACCTTAAAGCAGTCGATGACCTCAGTTTGTCCGGGGTCTATGACTTGCCTTCGGCGATTTATGAACGCACGCCGTGGTCGTTTCTTGTGGATTATGTGATCCCTATTGGCCAATATTTAGATGCTCTCAACACCGCTCGATCTATTGAGGGTGTGTTTGTGACTTCTAAACGGACCAAGGCATCTGCATCCTTCACTTCAGATTCGGCCTTCGACGGTAGCACGATGTTCTCAGGCTTCTCGGCCATTGAACAGACAGAGTGTTGGCTGACCCGGTCGGTTTCGACACAGTTGAACGTGCCGTTGCCATCGGTTAAACCTTTGAAGCAAATAGCATCTGCTTCTCATGCCGTAAACAGCATCGCTCTGGCTACACAAGCTCTTACAAACCGGTGGCGCTAGCCACTAGTTTTTCTTACTTAACTTCTTAGGAGCACCTATGTCCCAAATTGCAGACATCACCGTTTATGACGGTGCTGCGACTCCCGTAGCGCATACTCTCAAAGCTATCTCTGTGAGCCGTACCGGCAACAAGATCTCCGCCCTATGGCGGGAATCCAACGCTGCCCTCCCGGCTTACGCCCAGATCGTTTTGTCTCTTGATCTGGAACAGCTTAAGAGTGGTGTGTGGAAGTCCAAGTCGCGTGTTGAAGTCCCGGTCATGGAGTCTGTCTCAGGGCAGAACTCAGCCGGCTATACTGCTGCACCGAAGGTAGCTTACGTTGATGCAATGGAATTCACTTCTTATTCGCATCCGCGTAGTACTATCACTGGGCGTCGCCTCGCGCGACAGCTTCTTATTAATGTTGCCGGAAACATCTCCGTATCAGTCACTCCATCTACTGTTGGCTTTATGCCTGAGTTGATTGATCAACTGATTTCTGCAACCTGAGCGTTAAACTGCTCAATTTAATAGGAATTCGCCATGTCTTT